TACGGAGTCACAATTCTAATGACTAGGTCGCCGGGATTAACCCCCCCGGCAACCGATGTTTGGATTACCCCCCAAACACCTCGTAATCGTCATCGTCTACCTTCGTCGGAATCGGTGGAGGAGGCCTTCTGACAGCACCATCATCATCTAGATTTTGTGGTCTAGATGGTGGTTTTGCTTCAGGGGCGTCGCCTTCACTCAAAATGGCGAAGCATGCTTGCAGTCATGTCTTGGCTGCCAGATGTTGTTCCATTATTCGGTTGTCTCGTGAGAGATTATCGTCCAATGGAAGTGGAACGTACTCGATAACCTGGGGGAGGAGATCTACAAGATCAATTTCCGTTGCCCTGAAATTATGCAACGTACTTTGAACCTTGTGGATCTTCTCCTCTATATCCCTGAGGACAAAGGGAGCGGGGTGAGAAGGGGTTCCAGCGTCAATAGAAGCAAGGACATTCTCTACGAAAAGTCCGCCCCCCTTAGAGTATCTTCGGATCAACTCGGGCAGTTTTGCCGAGTCGTCCTGGATTCTCTCTGCTCTTGCCTCGAGGTCTATCGCTCGGATACGTAAGTATTTTACTCTTACACGGTTCCAGAATGAATCAGATGTTACCTTCGCAAGAAGGGCATCCTCAACCTCTGGGACCGGGATTTTGACATCCCGTCCGGCTGGGCCTTGAGATAAGAGGAAGAGGAGTCATAAAGTTTTAGGTTTATGGCTCCCGGGGATCAAATCGTAGCCGTCGGCTGTCGATACTCATCCCTTTCGTTTCAAATCACTTATCAAGAGTGGCAGACTGTAAAGACTGTCACAAATCTTAAGTAATTTGTATCCTACCGGGGTGATCTCAACCCCGTTTAGAAAGAGCCTCTTGGCAAATTCTATTCGGAGATTGTTATCATCACTTTGAAGAGATTTGGAGAGATTGATTTCAACTCCAAGTTGTTTCATCGTAGACTGGTAGGACAACGCCACCTCACGTTCTCATATAACAACATCGTCACCAAGTATCTCATATGACTCGAAGGTCCTAAAACCTTTTAATCATGCGAGGTATTTGATGAGCGCGTGATGAGAGAAGGCGAAAGCTGCCCATGAGGAGTAAAATCCCATGGGTTGCCCTACACCATATCTCACCACCTGTTTGTTATCTGAGAAATCACGGTTTGTCATGATATTCATTCATGTTCTAGATAATTCCTCACCTAGAATTAAAGTGAGGGTATGTCTAGTTAGCTCAGCGGGGAAACGGTCGGTCGCTTTGGACAGATCGAATGAGAAACAAGGGTGAGTTGCTGTGGCTTTTACACGCATAGCAGCGTCATCCTGGTTCCAAGTTCCATCTGTCTTTAACGACCTAAGGATCTCCATGAGCTGATCATGAAAGGGTTTCAGGACAAGTTGTGAAAAGTAGTCTCCGATCGCGATAGTCCTAGTCTTCCCACCTGGTTCACTTAAGTGAGCTAGTTTGGAAGGTCTAGGGATGTAATCACCATCATACTCCGTTAATCTTGTGACAATGGCAAGCTTACCCGAAGTCGCTGTATAGCGGCTGAAGGTCATCAAGTCGTCCCACAAGTTAGCTTGTATGATAGCGACTGTATCTAAGTGAGCAGTAAGGAGAGCGGGTCCGTTTGGACCGCTCTTCTTACCACTCTCCAACCATCGCCCGGGTACTATTTTGGGGATAGTTAAAGAGAGCTTTCAGTGTTGTAGGAAAGAGGAAAATTCACTCTTATCTATAACACCTCATGGATCTGGTCCGGGGCTAGTAATGGCCTCCGTATCAGGACTTGGTGGTAGGTAATACCTTTTATAGGTGTTAACTATTGTAAGCCCTAATCTCTTCTCCTCTGGATTTCCAGTAAGATAGGGCATCAAAGGGTTTAAAACCTTTGGTATTCCTTTCTTATTGGATTTTCGGAATGGAACAGGGGTTATCGGTGCGTTAACTGTTACGTTCAAAGCAATGAGAGCCACAGCCTTGGCAACTTCAAGTGCCTTGGCTGTACCCTCATTCTTTGCCACGTCTTTTAACCATAGATCATAACTATCAAACATGCCCGATACCGTTTGGGTAGACAACGGATTACACATGATCGTCATTAGACTTTCTTTGATGTAATTTTGTTGTTTTATTCTCATGGTTTTCGTGTATGCTCTCCCTCGAGGCGAGGTGCCTACGAAAGGGCATGGGTTGAGGCCGACCGGAATTGCCGCGAGACAATCGC